AGAAATATTGGTCTGATAACGGCGTGTCTGTAACTCTATCATTTAACAAAGAAACTGAAACAAAGCATATTGCTCCAGCACTTCATATGTATGAGGGACAATTAAAAGCCGTTTCATTTTTGCCAATGGGAAATACTGTATACCCACAGCAACCATATACAGAAATTACTGAAGAGGAGTATAATAGTTATATAGGCCAAATCAAAAAGATAGATTGGTCTGCTATTTACGACGGTGCAGAAAATTTGGAGGCACAGGGAGAAATGTACTGTACAACTGATGCTTGTGAGATAAAGGTTAAACCATGATAGATAAAATTAAGTATGTAGAAGAATTTATGCCTAGAGATATTGCTTTAAGAATATCTGAGTATGCAAAAAAGTATTCTGATGATTTTCCAGAGTATGGAAATAATGAGCAGGAGTTTACCGTTCATACATATAATGAGATAAAGTCTAGAGACTCAGAACTATTAGACATAATGCAAGAGTATGCTCTTAAAGTTTATGATTTTGTTAAAGAAAATTATGAGGGACCGTTTCAGGATTTTCTTCATGAAAAAACACATATAGCAAAGTTTATTGCTGGCAAGGGTATGCATGAGCATTTTGACTCAAATAGACCAAACGATATAGCAACTCTAGTTTATTTAAACGATGACTATACTGGAGGAGACATATATTTTCCAAAGTATGATATATCCTATAAGCCAAAGCCAGGAGATCTTCTTTGTTTCCCAGACAACCCAGACTATGTTCATGGCGTTAAAACAATTGAATCGGGGACAAGATATACAACTCCTAGGTGGTTCACACGCATCGTATGATAAAATAGACCCATAATGTCTAGTCCATCAAACTTATATGCTGAAAAAATATTTTCTGAACATCCTCAAAGCCTATGGGCTTTAGACGATAAACTAGACTACGTCTCTATTATTAATGAATCAACTAGAGATATGTCTGGTTGGGCAATAGACAATGGAACATCATCTTCAGTTACAAGTTTTTCAGATTTACCATTTCCAGAAAGCATAGTTAACAGAATAGTTCCAACAAGTTTGACTGGAGACACGTTTTCCGTAACGCTGGTAAGTCCAGATATAATAAATGTTGACGATATAAATAAAACCTTGCAAACATTTTCCATAGGGTCATATTTTTATACAGAAAGCCCATATATCCTCGGAATAGAGTTAGGGTACAGATACTACGATTCAGTTTTAAGTTCTTATGTGGATGTTTTAAAACCATACGATATTTCAATTAAAGAAAGATGGATGTTTTTGTCAGAAACATTTAGTCCAGATTTTGATAATTCTGAAATAAAAATTATAATTAAGTTTAATTTTTTATTTGCAACTAATGATCAAGATGACTATTTAGTTTACGCAAATGGACTAACGTTAGGCCAGTGGTCAGAAGAATTTCATTCACATTCTTTGGGTGTATCTACATTTGATTTGCCTTCTGGCATTGCACTGCCATCTTCTAAGGTTGTTTTGGCAGACTCATACGGACTTTCAGAAAATTCAGGCTATTACTTTTCTAAAGACAATGCCTTAGTTGCAAAAAATTTTGGAGTTCCAATGGTTTTTGGTTCACAAAACATTACTAAGTTATATCATAATGATGAAAGCCCTTCATTAATAGTTCCATCTTTAGGCATGTTGTCTGACTCTGGAAAGCATCAAGATTATACTTTAGAATTTTGGCTAAGAACTAATAATGCATCTACAGAACAAAAAAGAATAATAGGTCCAATAGCCTCTGAAGACGGCATATATTTAGATGGTTCGTTTTTATTATTAAAGATAGATGACAAGTATGGATCTTATTATGTAGGAAAATGGGAAAGACCAATGCTGATACATCTTAGATATACAAACAATCAGGTGTCTTTACTTTTAAATGGTGAAGAGATTATTGTTATACCTATAGAAAGTGACACAATATCTTTACCATATCACTTTAATTCAAACGGAAAAGATCAAAACTGGATAGGCTTTTATGCATATGAAAAAATTGAGCCAATTGAGATAGATTGTATTGCTTTATATCCATATATAGTTCCATCTATTGTTGCAAAAAGAAGATTTGTATTTGGTCAAGGAGTTCAGTATCCCCAAAACTTAAATTCAATTTACGGAGGAGAGTCAGTATTTTTTGATTATTCTTTTGCCGATTACACAAAAAATTATAACTACCCAGACCTAGGTTCTTGGAGTCAGGCATCTATAGATAACCTAATAGTAGAAGATAATGTCTTAACTGTACCAAGTATATTTACTCCTCAAATACTTACAGACAGTTCTGCAAATAAAGAAAAAGAAATGCTAGAAGATCAAAATCTGTCTGCCAACCCACTGTTTCTTTCTTTAAAACCTAATAGTTCTTGGGACTCAGTAAACTCATATATATACTTTGATAATTTTTCTCTTTATAATCAAATAACAAAAGCATTATATGGTTTGTTTGAAGTGCCACCTTCTTTTTCTGGCACCGAAGTATTAATGAGAATAGAAGATAATAACTCAAATTATTTTTCAATAGAATGTGTTAATGATAAAATTAAGTATATATTAAAATACAATGATGTTGTAAAAAACATATACGAGTGTTCTCGTGTAAGTGCACTATCTGCAACAAATTTAGATGACGGCGAAGAAGGAGAAACTGCTAATATTGTTTTTGCTGTAGGTTTAGAGTTAGACAAGTTTAAGAATTATTTTGGAGATAATGTAATATCATTTTTTACAAATCAATCAATCTTAAAACTATATGTTGGAGGAACAAAAGAGTTTGAAAAAACTTTTACTGGAAAGATATATAAAATAGGCATATGCTCGGAAAAGAACTTATCTGATATAGGAAACTTATTTAACGAAATAGGAGTTCCAATAGATTATGAAAATATATTTGATTTATATCAGCCAGGAGTTGACATAGACGGTGGTTCATATAACCAAAATGATTTGGGCTGGAGTGATTACATAGGAGAAACAAACCCATCATTAGAGGAAGATCAATATGACACAGTAGTTCCAGAATACGAAAATTATAGTTATTCTCCTTTATTGCCAGACTTAAGGTTATTAAAAACTCATATACCGAGTGTGGGAATAGTTCCTAAAAAATACTTTAATAAATTTTACTTAGATTCAACAGTGTCTGGTTCATGGAAAGACTACGTTCCATTATCATACTTTGGTCAAAATGTTTTAGATGAATATGGAAATCAGATATTTGAATTAGACTTTATCCAGTTTAATATTAATTATCCAGCATCTATAAAGTTTAAAGAAACAGAAACGGTAGACCCAGATGGATGGCCATATTCAGAATTGTCTTCAGAATATTCTTTTCCACAGCAAAGGTCTTATAGTTCTTTAGATAATTTCTTATTTACTGGATACTTAAACTATGAAGACTTACAGCAAAGATCAATTAAAAAATATACATATGACACTTCTAGTGAACTTGTAAAAACATATATAACTTTTGAATATTTAGAGGAAGGTGCTAACTCACCAGAATCGTTTTTTATAAGAAAAGAAGATGTTCCAAAGAATGGTGTAATTAATCCAGGAAGCAACTGGATAAACACAAAATACGAGGTTGTAGATAATGTTATTGTATATCCACCACAAGACGTTGATTTTAATGATTTGGCAATAGTGCTTCACATAGAAGTAAATATTGACGGCATAAAGTACAGCCCATTAAAAATCAAAAACTTACAATTAGCGTCACAAGCATTTAATTATAATGGAGCAAATAGCATAGGTACGAGATTTGGAACATCGGTTTATCCATATAAGTCTACAGGATATTATTTTGACTATAAAACTCAAAATCCTTTTTCAATATACAAAGGCTCCTCGCCATATTTATATTTAACAAAAGACTCTGGGTTAGAAATAAGGGGAGATTATGATCCACTAATTAATCGTGGAGTTGCTATATCTATAAATCCTTCTAAAATACAGACATACGAAATTATGGCTATGCAAAGTTTGATTAGATTTAATTCTGACTTTTTCCCATATGTGCCAACACAAATAATGCAAATAAATGCAAAAAATAAAATTATTAAGTTGTACATGGTTGCAAATCACCCATCTGGGAAACGGGCAAAGATTTATGCTTTAGACGGTAATACTGGAAAACTTTATAACGCCATATCATTTTATCTAAATGGAAAAATTGTAAAAGAGCCAGTAATAAATATAAATGAATGGGCTTTGTTGGGGATAGGGTTTTCAGATATTCTTAATTTTAAATCCTATACAGGGTCTATTATGATCAACGGACCAATTATATTTAATGCTTTATCATATTATCAAACAACTCACTTACAAGAGGTAAAGAGTGTTACCAATAGGCCTTGGGCTAGGGTTAAGTTCTCTGCAGACGGATTTTTTGAGTGGGAATATTGGAATGATTTTTATATGTGGGAAGGTGTCCTAATACAGTCTTCAAGCAGTTATTATGGAGTAGATCCAGCAGACTTGTACAAGTCCTATACTGGTACAAATAAAATTATAGTAGAGGATGACTCTGTTTTTGGTATTCAGGGGTACGAGTATTCGGTATTTAAGGATATATCATGGCAGTCACAGATATCAAGTGCAGTATGATATGGTATACTTGTGGATATGAAACACAAGGATCAACCACTTTTTGACAAAAAAGGAAAGCCCAGAATGCCTGGTCAAATAGGCGAAACTAAAGTAACAGTAATAGATAAAAAATATGACTGGGGCATTTATGTTTGGAAGAAGGCTAATGGTAAGTGGTTTACAGATGGTAATGGCAACATATTAAATATTCCATCTATGAAAGGTGATCTTGCAAGAATCGCAGAATTAAGACAGGCAGCAGCACATTATGGAGAGCCAGACGGCGAGCCATATTTCTTTGCAGGTATGGGAAGGGTAACAGATGAGCAATATTCTGAGCAGGTAGACAGAATGAAGGCTGGCCTAATTCCTAACCTTAATGACTTAGGTGCTGTTCAGGCAGCAAAAGATACTATTGCAAAGTATGGAGACGAAGAATAATGTCAGAAGAAAAAGAATATATCCTTAAAGCAAGTATTGACAATATAGTAGACAATACTGACTTATTTAAGGGAGCAGATCCATTTAATAAAACATGGACAGAATTAAAGTCTTATTCTGGCATAGACAATAATTTTAAAAGAAGGATTTCTCGTTCAATTGAAAAGTCTGCTAATGATCCTAGCCAAGCATACATAGATAGTGCAAGAGCAGAACAACATGGTTTGGGAGATGCAAAGTCAAAAGAAATTAATCCTGGTACAGTATATAGAAATGGATACGGTTTATTTGATGTTATTACTCCACCATGGAATGTATACGAATTAGCAAATTACTATGACACATCATTTGCCAACCATGCAGCAATTGACGCAAAAGTAGAAAACATAGTTGGCTTAGGGTATGACTTTGAAGTTTCTCCAAGCACAATGTTAAGGCTTGAATCAAATAAAGATAAAGGTCAAGTTGAAAGAGCACGTAATAGAATTGAAAGAGCAAAGATAGAGTTACACGAGTGGATTGAATCACTTAACGACGATGATTCATTTACAACTACAATGACAAAAGTATATACAGATGTACAGGCAATCGGTAATGGTTATTTAGAAATTGGAAGAACAACACGTGGTGAAATAGGATACATTGGACACATTCCAGCAACTACAATTCGTGTTAGAAGACTCAAAGATGGTTATTTGCAAATTATAGGTAATAAGGTTGTTTATTTTAGAAATTTTGGTGCTAGAAATCCGAATCCTGTAACCTCAGATACTAGGCCAAATGAAATAATACACTTTAAACAGTATTCGCCTTTAAATACTTTTTATGGTGTACCAGATATAATGTCGGCAATAAACTCGCTCCATGGAGACCAGTTAGCGTCACAATATAACATCGACTACTTTAGCAATAAGGCTGTCCCTCGTTATGTTGTGACACTAAAGGGTGCACGTCTTTCTGCAGATGCTGAAGATAAGATGTTTAGGTTTTTGCAGACAAGCCTAAAGGGTCAGTCACATAGAACTCTATACATTCCACTGCCTGGAGACACAGATACCAATAAGGTTGAGTTTAACATGGAGCCAATTGAGAATGGCGTTCAAGAAGGATCTTTTGAAAAATATAGAAAGCAAAATCGTGATGATATTTTAATTGCACACCAAGTTCCTCTTTCTAAAATTGGCGGAGGAGACTCAGGCGCAATTGCAGCAGCATTAGCACAAGACAGAACATTTAAGGAACAAGTAGCAAGACCAGCCCAGAGAGAATTAGAAAAAGTTATTAATAAAATTGTTAAAGAAAAGACAGATGTTCTTGTTTTAAAGTTCAAAGAATTAACATTGACAGATGAAATAGCCCAATCTCAAATTTTGGAAAGATATGTTAAAACCCAGGTCATGCTACCAAATGAAGCAAGATCTGTTTTAGGTCTTCCACAAAGAGAGGGGGGAGACGAGCCATTCCAGCCTAAGCCAATGGATAATGCAGAAAGAGCAAGGGACGGAGAAAGAGTAAATAATCAATCAGATGGTCCAGCCACAATAAGTGGAAGGAATCCAAAAGGTGAGGGTAGATCAAGTCAGTAATTATCCACAAGTTATTCACATCTTATTAACATTTGTGTAAAAAAGGCTCTATAATATATACTAGTATGACTATATCAAAAGCCCATTGGGACACCTCTGGCGACTCAGTAAGACTTTCCCTTCCATTTGCGAAGGTTGATAAGGAGAGACGTATCGTCTCAGGTTTTGCATCTCTTGATAACATTGACAAGCAGGGCGACATCGTAACAGCAGAAGCATCAATGAAAGCATTCTCTAAGTTTCGTGGAAATATTCGTGAAATGCATCAGCCACTTGCTGTTGGTAAAATGGTTAACTTTAAAGAAGACAGATATTTTGATCCAGAAACTAAAAAGTTTTATTCTGGAGTTTTTGTATCAGCATACGTTTCAAAGGGTGCACAAGATACTTGGGAAAAAGTTTTAGATGGCACACTGACAGGATTTTCTATTGGTGGTCGTATGAATAAGTGGGATGACGGTTATGATGAGAAGTCAGACTCCACAATTAGAATTATTAAAGATTATGATCTTGTAGAGTTGTCTCTTGTAGACTCTCCAGCAAATCAGTTTGCAAATATTATGCACGTAGAAAAAGTTGACGGCATTGAAGTTGTTAAAGGACAGGATGTTGCATTAGAAAATGTTTTTTATGATGAAGAATCTGGATTAGTTATGGTTTCAGAAGAAGAAACTGCAGTAAGCCCTACAACAGGAAATCAAATGAAGAATATAGGTTTCGTTGAAAAAGAAGACAACGAAAAAATGGATATAGTCAAATTCTTAGTAGATAGTGCTAAAGGCATTGATGCTAAGATTAAGAAGGAGGATAATCCTATGGCAAAAAAGACAAAGGTTGAAGAAACCGAAGTTGCTAAGTCAGAAGAAATCGCTCCAGAGGCAGATGCAGTAGTTGAAACTCCTGTTGCCGAAGTTACTGAAAAGTCTGAAGAGGCTACAGTGGCGGAAGAAACTGTTGAGAAGTCTGAAGAGACTCCAGCAGAAGAAGTTGCTAAGGCTGATGAATCAGTCGAAGCACCAGCAGCAGAAGTCACTACAGAAGTATCTAAATCAGATGAAGCAATTGTTGAATCAGTTGCTGAAATCAAGAATACAATTACATCAGCCTTTAGCGATTTAGTTGAAACTGTAAAGTCTTTGCAGGCAGAAGTAGAAATGCTTAAGTCTACAAAGGTTGATACAGCAGCAGTAAAGAGTTCACTTGATGCAGTCGCCAAAGACATTGCTGCAACAATTGAACATGTAGATAAGTTTGGTAAGCGTGTTGACGCAGTAGAAGCAGATACCGCTTTCCGAAAGTCTGGCGATCTAGGCGAGATCGTACAGGAACAACCAGTAATGGTTGAAAAATCCCTATGGGGCGGACGTTTCCTCAAAACAGCCGACTTATTTAATTAAGTAATCACTTAGGAGGTGACAATATGTCGGAAGAGATTAAGAAAAATCAGCCAGGAGAATCAGGCGAACTCGGTGGAACAACACCAGGTTTATATCAAGGACAGGGTGCATTCGCATCAGGTTCTGACGCAGGGTCAAACATCCCTGGCAATTACACAGATGGTGGCGCACTAGGAAATATTCCTAACGTCAACCTTGGTGTTACCACTGGTCCTAATGCCGTAAACCCTTCGGGTGATGCTGCAAGCGGAATCCTACGCCCTGAACAGGCACGTCGTTTTATTGACTACGTTTGGGATGCTACAGTTCTCGCTAAAGATGGTCGTCGTGTGACGATGAGAGCAAACACCATGGAATTAGAGAAGATCAACGTCGGTGAGCGTGTTATTCGTGCTGCTGCTCAAGCAGTTGGCGATTACAAGAACACTGGTGCAACCTTCTCAAAGGTAGAACTTACCACAAAGAAGATCCGTTTGGATTGGGAAGTTTCTGCTGAAGCACTAGAAGACAATGTCGAGGGTGGTGCATTAGAAGATCATTTAGTTCGCTTGATGACAAATGCATTCGCTAATGACATTGAAGATCTTGCTATCAACGGTGATGGTACAACAGGACCATTCCTATCTATTATGCCTGGTTTCATCAAGAAGCACCAGGATAATGGAGACTCGCATGAAGCAGCCGTAACAGTTGCTGACAATGCTTGGACACCTGCAGTAATGCAGGATATCATTCTCGCTATGCCACGTAAGTACCGTGCACTTAAGAATAACCTTAAGTTCTATGTAGGTACAGATGCATTCGCAGGTATCGTTAAGAATAACGGTACATTGTCTGATGCAATCGCAGAGGCACTTGGAAAGAATGGTAACACAAGCGCTAACACTCAGTCTTATTTAGACGGTGCTGGCCAGACATTCGGTGGAGCACGTACAACTCGTGTTCTAGGTATCGATGTTCAAGAAGTTCCTTACTACCCAGACAATTATATTGATCTGACGTTCCCACAGAACCGTGTATGGGGCTTCCAGCGTGATATCGTCGTAAACCGTGAATACGTTGCGAAGAAGGACACAATTGAATACACTGTATTCGTCCGCTTCGGTATTCAATGGGAAGAAGAAGACGCAATTGCGTGGGCAGATGCTGCTGCAGATGCATAATCTGTAATCAGTAACCTTTGAGAGGGGGCAGGGGCTAGTTCTCCTCCCCCTCTTATCTTTAGTATTCTGTTATAATAGTTCATATAGGAGGTTAAATAATGGAAGAAAATAATTTTAATAATGTAAATAACGAAGTATCAGTTGAAAGTGCTCCAGAGGCTCCTGTTGAATCAGTAGTTACTGAAGAACCTGTAGTTGAAACAAAGGTAGAAGAAGTTGCTGCTGCAAATAATATTGAAGCGTCAGTTTCTGAAGTATCAGAATCACCTGATGCTATTACCACAAACGACTTAGGAAGATCTGCAAGTGATACAGTACAGGCTGTAGGGTCTATTGTAAATGGTGTAATTGGTGTTGCAGAAACACCAAGACCAGTTAAGAGTGCAGCACCTGCCTCTAAGAAAAAGTCAAATAAGACCATCGCAGTATTCTCAACAAAAAATGTAAGTTGGGGTGGGGTTGGCAAAGTTTATCGTGGATACAATATCGTAACACAAGAGCAAGCAGATAAGTGGCTTACTCGTGACCACGTAAGAATTGCTACACCAGAAGAAGTAGCCAAGGAGTTTGGTCGCTAAATGGAAGTTCTGAGAGTTCCGCCATATAATTTAAGCGTTACACTTGATGTTGCTTTAGCAACTACAGAGTATGAATACGCTATTACTGATATGGCGGACTCTTCAGAAATAACAGGGGAAGTTACGTCTAATGCATCAAGCAAAGTAATTATTCCATTATCTTCAAAATACGATACTCAGTATAAAGTCACGGTAGATGGAGAGGATACGTATGTAGATGTAGTACGTCCATATGTAGATCCTAATACTAAGGGTACAACGGCTAGTGACATAGAAGCATATAGACAAAGCGAAGAATTAGCAAGAGCAATAATTGATTCGGTTTGCGATGTAGAATTTTATTATAAGAAAAAAGTTATAGAGACAACTGGTTTGGGATTAGATTATATTCCAATATGGGTAGATGCCAAAAAGGTATTAA